TGATGTAGCGATGGTTATGTGCATGTTATTATTGAATCCTTTAAATGTTACGTTTTCGGGCGTTTCAATATAATAAGGGCCGTAGCTGTTCCAGTTATCGCCTAAGTTAAGTACTGTCGGTTTATTGGCATACATAGCCATAGTAGAAATTTTCCAACGCTTAGGGTTCTCGTTGAAATTACCATTCACTGTATTGTTGGTAATGTTCATTTTCAACACATCGCCATAGAGTTTGTACACAATGCCATTTTCGGTATATTCTGCATCTGCGTGTTCGTTGGATACGCCTTTAATTGTATAATCTGCTACTTTCGCACCTGTGAAATTGTGATAAGTGAGTTTTATATCATCTTCACCTAATGGCGGAATTGTTACAGTACAAGCCCCAGTACTGTCGAGCGTGAAAGGCGTATCATTGCCAACAACCTTAATGCTGTAATGTGGTTCACCTGTTACGGATACTATTTGTTGCCCTTGAATTACACTAGGAACAGTTAAAGGCTTAAATTCTGTCCGCGGGAATGGCTTGCCCATAATGCCAATTAAGGCTGTGAGCACGTCGTCAATATTAGAACTTTCGCACCATACGTTACCATTTAGCAATAGCTGATGAGCATTATCTGCCGTAGCACTTGCGCCGTCATTGCCCTTATCACCTTTAGGGCCTTTTAAGGTTTTTAGTTGCTCTGGTGTGAAATCCTCATATCGGAATGGGTCGCCTTTTGGTCCAGGTTCACCTTGTAAACCTTTCAGACTATCAAGCCATTCACTTTCAGTACCTTTATACCCATGAGCAACTGCGATTTCATAAGCGCTTTTTCCACTATCGCCTACCATGATTGCTTTTACTTCCGCCTCTACTTTAATCGGACCTTCAATTCTTACTGGTAACGCTTTGTTTTGCATAATACATTCCTCCTCTAATCATGCATGGCCACATCCTGAATTATGTTGACTACCCCCATGCCCAGTTTGTAGTATCGGCTAGGCTCCGATTCCTTATATGCAAAAGCATCATACACATGCTCACCAAAGGACTTAATATCTAGGGTGTCCTTTCCGGAAATATTGAATGTCGCAATCTTCCCAGATACTACCCCTTGTAGTTTAATGACAAGCGGACCGCTTGCTCGCTTTCGTATAGCGAATACTGACTTAAACCCGGTCAAATCCACATTGTCATCTTGAACCGCGTAAACTATCCCGAAATCCTCGCCAATGTTGAGGTCTATATCCTTTACATTCATTACTTATCATCTCCCTTAATTGAATGGAATCGTACCTTGTTTATCGTACCCGGTCACATCGACTACCAAATACTGAGATGTGGTTTTACCCGAGCAACCTACAGGATACGTGGTAACTGTATTCCAATCAATGAACTGATACGATTTCAGCGATACGGTACTCTCATCGTGAAATCTGAACGTTTGCCACACTCGCCCCGTGTGTGACTTTTTATCTCCATTATTAATATTAGGCCCCCAAACGGATGCATCGATTACGGACATAGGAATAATTGCAACCTTGACGCCATATGTCTTTGGGTCACGAGCCATGTCTGTAAAGGTGTCCGGAACGTAGTTTGATAACTGGTTATACCAATCGTGCGCGTAATGATCGATTATGCGTAGGTACCTGATGCGGCTATCATATATCACATCGTTCTGCAGATTGTAATCTGTTGCCCAAGACGCTTTATAATATTTGTGACGACCAAGAACTTGCAACGCTGTATTAGGCTTACTACTTCCTACCTTGTCAACAAATCGGATTCGAGGCGTGTCTGCATTAGCCGTAACATCCTCGAAATAACCGAAGCAGTAGAACTTGATGCCAGCTTTCACTTCGTCAACCATTGCTTGCGTTACCTTTTCGCCTGGCTTAATTACATCCACTATCAGTACCATTAATTGCTCACGACGTTTATGAACCCACTGAGCTGCGAATTCATATCCTTGTGGAACTGATACTGCTATAAGAGGTGCGTTACCATGATATGCGTAATTAGTGGCATAAAAGACCTGGATTACGTTAGCCTCCCCTGCAATATATCCATACTGGAATTTACTTGTAGGCACCATCATAGGAGTGTAAGCTACAGGTTTGAGCGGGATTTGAACCGTTGGCGTTATCCCCCTCATTGCCCCGGTGTAGAGAACTGCCTCTTTTTGTTTAGGAAAACTAAGATATACTAGATTGTCATAAGTATCGTTTATAATCGTGACGCCTTCTTTATTCTGGATATTAATAAATTCCATACGCCAGCCACCCTTCGTACGTAAGATCCTTAAATTGACGATTGATATTATATTCATCCTGGGACACTGCAAAATAATATGTTATGACATTGCCCCTAACCTCTGCCACTAAGTACTGCCCCATGGCTGCGGCCCAGACATGCTGCCCAGGCTGCAATCCATTCACAGTAATTTGTTGACGTCGATTAGGGATGTCAGATACATACATCCGCCCCTCGATACGTGTAAGCCTTTCCTTGAGATTTAGTATGATATTGCCGTTAGCATCATAAGCTAATACATGCGGTTCCATAATACCTCCTACCAGCACCCAAGTTTAATCCGAGGGTTATTATCATCATCAAACCCCGTAATAAGATTATCTTGAATCTCAACACGAGCACCGGTCTCTCTCGAACGAAGTAACCCAATTGTACTGGACACCGCCGCTAAATTTTCAACATGTAAATTATCGGCAGTAACCGCACCCGCTTGTATCATACCCTTGGCGATAACATTATTATCGAATTGAGTTTGTCCAGTAACATGTAACAGCTTACCGTCAATGCGAGTACCACCCTTGTATTGGGTAATGGCACTCATTACCTTATCACCGTCGATGACTTGTGATTTAATCGCATTATCGAGTTGAGTAATGCGAGTGCTCATCTTGTTATCAAGATTATTAACTTTTAAATCAATGGCGCCTTGCAGTTGAGTGATTGAGGTCTTGATATTAGCAACGCTGTCATCGTATCCGTCTACAGCATATACTTCGAGTTTGTAAATCCATGCGATAAAGTTCGGACTGTTATTTTTGCCGTTATCACTTTTAAAGTAGACATATCCACAGTCATGCCCGTCTGTATTCTGTGGATTCCATTCGTTCCCATATTTCCAAAAGAATATATATTCTTGCGGTTTATCTGAACCCTTGTTAGATGTCAGGAATCCTGTCGGCGTATCGCCACGACCAAGATGATTGTTATTTAAATACAGGGATATGTCGGATTTAACTTTCGCCACCATACGGACAATATAAGTATTATTTAATTGTCCCTCTAGTGATTTCCCGCCAGGTGTGATTCTAAACCCTCCGTATCCGATAGCTGTATATTTTGTGTCCCCTGTTAATATGCCGCACATACGACCGCCTGTATTAACATCGCCCCATTTAGGCGATGGATTTCCGAATTTTTGCAAAATTTGCTGATCGTCTTTTTTGTAAAGCACTAATTCGGCTTTATTCTTGAATGTCGGGTCTTCCATCAACTGTGGAGACCGAGACATCAAGGCAACGGCTTTGGCATAATCTAGGACCCCAGACGTCCCTTTATCAAGGGCGGCTATGCGCCTATTAATATCATTAATTCCTAAAGCTTCTTTATCCAACATTTCCTTAGGAATGGTGGCTTTAATAGTCACAGTTTTTTCATTAACGAGTCCATCTCCGAACACGTCCACAAACGAGCAACGTATCCGGTATATTCCAGCTGAGTTCGAATACGTCAGCATGGTGCTTGTAGTTTCAAAATCATCGGTGCGCTCATCTCCGATCACGTGGCATCTGATTGCGTATGCTTGCGCGGGCTTAGTTGAAAAGTAAAGATTGAATCCGCCTAACTGGCTTTTTACTACAAGCTCAGGCGCGGCCAACTGCGGAACGTTATACTCGTATGTTGCTGCGGTCGAGTATTTGCCCAACGTACTGCGAGCATAAAGATAAACAGTATCCGCTCGTTTAGATAGGGTAAGTACAGCAGATGTACCTTTAACTCTTGCCAATAAAGCATTCGTATCTTTACCAGGATTATTATCGGTACGTAATTCGTAATAGTCGACGTCAGCATTCAGCACCTCATCCCATGATGCGGTGGCATTTCTGCCGAAAGTAATACCGAAATTGCTAGGCATGTCAGGTATCGCATCCATCGGTTTGACTATCACATCAACTATTTGGGCTGTTTCTGCTCGGTTGCCAAATCGGTCAACCGAGATTGCTTTGATTCGATACTCCTCACCGGGGCCTAAAGATTTGATAATAACCTGACTATTACTACTGCCAGCATACTGCCATTCTTGCCCCGTTACAGGTTTTCCACTTTTCGATTTTAAGAGATACCAAACCTCCGCCACATCGAAATTGGCAGGATTACTAGGCGGGTCAAATAGCACTTGTAAGTCGTAGTACACGCTTTTATCTGCAGTCTGATTGTATCGACTGAGTACGTGCAAATTTTGCACATCCTCCGGTGTTTGCATTTTAGGTATGTTAATCGATTTAGTAATACCAGTAGTTAACTGTCCTAACTCATTAATAGCCTGTACCCGCACCTCATAGGTTGCCCCTAGCAGTACATCAGATATCGTGGTAGTATTTGTGGATGCTGGGTAGTTTCCGATATACTTCCACGTATCGCTTTTTACATTTCGGTAATTTACGACTACGTTTAAGACTTTTCCGTCACGAGGTAACTGCCACGTTACACCTATGCGTGAATACATGATGCCGTTAGCACCGTATACATCGCTCACTAATCCCACTGCTTGAATATCAGATGCACCGTGATTCGTATAATCAATACTTGGCACCGTGCCATCATCTGATACGTAGAGTTCTGGATAATATTCCATGCATTGGATCTTACGGGTCATTTCTGATAGTGTCTTTGTAATGGCCAACACACGAAATGGCTTAGCCGATTTAGAAACCTCTCCAAATGCATATACCGCATCAGGCTGCACCGATATAGCCTCTTTAACAATCACATTGAGACCTGATACATTTACTACGTTAAACGTAGAGACGATATCCGTAGCGTTGCTACGAATCAGCAATTGATAATTCTTCCCTGGTTGTACCGACACTTCCTTGTCGAGTGTAATCGTCTGGCCACTTACCGCAACCACACGACCGCCCTCGCCCCATTCAGGTATGTCGTGCTGAATTAGAATAATATCTCCTACCGTGCACGCTATGGCATCCGTAAACGCCTCTATTGTCACAGTACGTATTTCATATTTATTGCATCGCAAGAAATGCTTACCGTGTTTATAGGCCTGCTCAAGACTGGTGCATCCCATGAGTTCAACTTGTGCCGGATTCGTTAATGTATCCGACTCGTCGTAAGTATCCCCATATACAGGGATAACATCTCGCTCATAATCCTTATCCTTGTTAAGGAACGATATTTCAACAGAGTTCGCTCTAGCCTCTACACCTTGAAACTCTTCAGTAAAGCTGCCTTGTTTTATATTGGCCACAGTAAACAACTGTACCGGAGTAGATTGATAATCGCTAACACATGTGAATCTGGTTCCTACAGGAATTACTTTCCCTCGACCTACTGCTTCTGGATACTTTAACGCATCCCATAATCGCATAGCGGTGTCGTATATATAGTTGAATGTAAACCCATTTATTTTGCACTTATCCGCCCATGCCTTAAATGCGTTATAGTCAAGGCGCATATGGGGCTGTCCGAATACAATATATTCACCGCCAATCTTACGACAGATATGAATTAAATCATATGCAGCCCATGCCGGATTATCCGCTGGTTGAGCTTCGTACTTATTGATATACGGATTGAACACATACACCTCTGAACGCTCTTGAATCCAAGTCACTTTTGGATCGCTTCCGCTTAGCTGAGACGTAGCCAAAGCCTTAATTCCAATGAGGGCTTTCCCCGGATGCACGAAATCGTCATAAATAATTTGGGTTAGCTGTACCCAGTAGACCTTATTGATATGGCGCAGGCTTTTCCCATCTTTCGCACTGCATCGCATACGGATTTCGTAGCGAGCCTTTTCGAGATTGTCAAAGCGAAATACACGATAAAACGCATTATTTGTCGCCTCTTCAATTCGTCCTGCATAATCGGATGTATTTGTCCCGCTATTATCTGACTTAATAAAGTTCCACGCATCGCGGCGTTTAATATGGCCGGCCATACCTTTTTGATTTGCTAAAGGTAATGCCTGCCAGGACTCATCCCCTACCTTACGAATTTCTGCTTTCAACGTGACAGACGTACGGTCAGCGCCGCCGCTATCATTTGAATAATATAATCCGTTTGGAAATCCAACAGTTAACTCTATCGCGTCACACGCATTGCCTTGTACCTGTTGCGTATTCCATGATTCAGTCAATTCATAGTTTAGGGATTGATCCGCAAAGTTATCATTGAAATTTGGAATAACTGTTTGGTCATTTGTGCCCTTTCTGATATCCACCTGCACATCTTTATAATTACTGATTGGGTTAGCATTAATACGAATATCTTCTATTTTTGATAATTCGCCCTCACCCGCACAGTATAAAAGATTAAGATATTGCTTTTCACCATCACTAATTACATGGCGGGATAATAATAACCCAGCGCTTTTCATTCGGCCATACGTCACGGCTAAAGGGGAGCCCTGCCCAGTAACAGTTTCGGTACCTCCCCAGCCATATGTATTTGACTGTTCGGAATTCGAACGGTCAACTTTAGGAGCAGTTAACTTTGAGACAATAGCATTACCTATCATCCCTACCGCCATAGCGATGACTGACCGCCAAATCAAGCTTTGGATACCAAAGATAGCACCTGAAGCAATACCACCGGTAAATACTGCCAACCCTATTGATAGAAGAACACCAAAGAATTTGCCCTCAACTCGAGGCATTACTACAATGTAGTCTTCATCGTTTACAACTGTATCCGGCGCCGCCTCATGTCCATTTACTGAATACGCCCATTCCCCAGGTGCGTTGAAGTAATAGCTGATAGACTTGCCCTGTTTAAATGGCAAATATTTTGTATCCCGTTGCTCTGGCTTGAACGGATTATTTACAATGATTACATTAACCATCTGCTACTCCTTCCTTTCATAAATGTGCTTCAATCGAGGCACGTACTTTGATATGTGCTCTATACAGGTGCCGCTGTGTTCAGTAGCGTGTATAAATTTACCTTCACCAAGATAAACCCCTACATGATCGAGATTTTTACCATATAGCGCAAACACCAAAACACTCCCTGGCATTGGCTCACGAACCTCACGCCATTCATCCATTTGGATTTGGGTATATTCGGGTAGTGGTATTCCACTACGCCGATACACCTCAACAACTACATCCCAGCATTTCATTTCCGAGAATGGGGTGCCTATGATATCAGTCAAGTCACTTATTGGATGCATACAGTCCTCCTTGCGGTATAGTAGGTTCTCCGCCAAATCGTGTACTGTTCCCCAATTCACGACATCGTGCTAGGGTTTTATTGCATTGAGTTTCGCGCCCTTTATATCCACATTGAACCCCTTTAAATTTAAACGGACAGAAATCCTTCATCACACGAATTAATGGGAATCGTCGAGTGAAACTAAAGTCAGTCCCCAACGTAAACTCCATCCATTCAGCATTCGCATGGGTTCCCGTAATTACGAAATGCTCCTCTTGCTCGCACACATCAGGTATGTTCGTATTCACTACACGAATGATGACATTGGCTCCAGTGAATCCATTATTAGACTCTGCCATGCGCTGAATCGTCCGAGTCACGTTAGACACGGATAGCTTGATGTTAGGTAAATCCGTTGCATTCTCTGTAACATCTTGAATGGTAAATGGAAATGCGATATAGGTATTGCCTTGAAATTGGATATTCTCCGTATTGTATACCAATCGAATCGTATCCCCTTTATAGGATATTTCTAACAGCATTAACCACACACCTGTGGCCGATATTTGGTTTTTCTCTAAAATCGATGCCGTTGAAAGCGGTAACATGTTATACCTCCTGTAATTTCACGGTTCCCGTCCACACTCCATAGTCATTCGCCGCAAAGTCTAACTGATCAGCGAATCGCACATGAAGTGTTTCACGGGTTTCCGGATGAACCCAATCGAATATACCGGAGCAGTTAACATCGTCATAGAATGCCCGAAGTTTATAGTAATCAGCTGTTGGCAACTTATACCCTACGGAATATGTCCGCAGTGTCTTTGTCGTCTTTTTCCTGGTGATTAGCGTCATGTTTTCAACTTGGCCTTTATACGAAATATCTGGAGTAGTCTCCTGAATTGGGTATATCGGCCACCGAATATCTGGAAATACTGCCATAGTTATACTGCGGATGCCTTGATGGCGTCACGCATACCTCCTTTGTTTGATTCCATAGCACGAACTACTACATCGATAACATAATTCTCACCATCGAACCGAGAGTTCTGTTGCTTGCTTTCGAGTTCTTGACCAGACTGATTGACGATATTAACAACTACGTTGTTACTTGTAGTACCGCCCATCAATCTACGGGTTTCGCTCGCCGTGTAAATGCGGTGTGATCCAGAGGACTGTAATAGTTCTGGCCCGTTTTCACCAACCAGCATAAGTCCTGGATTTGTTTTTCCTCCGGCAGCAAATCGATTTCCCGTAAACGCCGAACTAAACGAACTGCCACTGGCAAATGATGATGTCCCTTTTGCAGCACCTAGAGAACCGATGCCGTTAACGACTCCGCCAAATAATCCTTGCAACTTAGGCATGACATATTGCTGGAACGTTAACTGAATCATCATCTTAATAATGGCGTTTGTCATATCCTTGAATATGTCCTTAATGCCTTTACTAAATGATTTCGTTCCCGTTGCCATAGCCTCGAGATTATTTGTCCATGCTGAATTGATAGAGCTCATCGTACTGTCAAAAGTCGATTTAGCTAAATCAGCATAATTGGTAGTCTCTTGCTTATATTGGCGTGCGGCTTCTTGTAGGCTCGTTTTCAGACTGCGACCTGCAAGTTCCCATAGCTTCTGTTGAGCCTCTAATAGATTCTTTTCAATTTGCAGTCTTTGCGTAGCTGTTAACTGGGCCTCATTGACTTCACTACGTGCATAGTCAATATAGGTCTTTAACTCTTCAGCAAGCAGTGCATCCGCATCACTTCGAGATAATCGACCAAGTGTAACCATGTTAGTTAAGTGGTCAACGGTTTCACTCGTTTGCGTGTAGGCTAACTCTCTGATTTTCTGCTCAGTATCAGACGCCAATTTTAGGCGCTCCGCCTGAGCTTTCTTTTCAGCGAGTTCCTTATCGCCTACAGCCTTTGTGTACTCACGAACGTTATCGTCAATTTGCGCCTTTTGTGCTTCGGCTTCAGCTTTGAGTAATTGCAAGCGGTCACCAGTGCGTTCAAGATCGAGTTTCTTAATATCCTCGTTCATCTTGCGAACACGGATAGTCTGATTTCGTTGTGCCTCAGCTAAACGCTTTTGGTACACCTCTTCATTCTTAGCTCGAACAGAAGCAGTTAGGTCAGACTCGGCTAATTTCTTAGCGTTCGTTGCGCTTCCAGCTGTATCTGCAGCTGCACCACCGGTATGCCCTGCTAATAAGCTAGTGTCTACATATCCTGTAATAGCACCGAAATCGCCTGATACACTCGGCTTGCTAACTACACCAGTACTAGAATTAGCACCAGTATATCCACCTGCACCATCACTAATGACGATGTGATTATCACCAAGTACAACTACACCATCGCCGGCCTTAGGCGTGTACCCGTCGCCTGCATCGTGCCATGCACCTGCGGCTCTAGCTGCATCCATGATAGATGGGACATATCGAGGTACGTCCTTACCAAATGCCTGTAATACCGAATCAGAGAACAGCTTTCCGCAATCCGTTGCCCATGTACCATCAGCACCTAACTCGTATGCCTTGCCAAGTTGCTCATTAGCCGCGTCTAGCACACTCACGGCTTCCCCTGTAACGCCTCCGCTCAATCCAGAAACAGAACGGATGATATCACGAATATTCTTATTGTTAGCTTCATACTGATTCTTAGCAGTTAACTTATCGATTTCGTATTGACTACCGTCAATTTGTAGGCTTTGCAAAGTAAGAGACCGATATAACTCAGACATACGCTCTACGGCGCTTGCTAATTTCTCAGCCGCTTGTTGAGCTTTCTTAGCTGCCTGCTCTTGGGCTTTAGCCGCTTTCGCCGCTTCCTCATTTGCCTTATTGATAGCTTCGGTATTCGTTAACCCTCCACCATTAGCAAGGTCCTCTTTCGCTTTTGCAAGATCTTCATCGAGTTTCGCTTTTGCAGCATCCGCCTCTTCTTTTTGCTTTAAAGCCGCATCGATTCTAGCGCCTTCTTCTTTTGTAGCTAAGCGGTCATTCTTAAAAAGACCGAAGAAGGAACTATCCTCAACCCAATACCTTCCGTCGTGGTTTGCCATGTATGCTTCACTTGTGCCCTTATCGGAGTTCAGATTTCGATGGGCCTTCATACCATCAACTTCTACATTTAGATAAGAACCTGCGGTTTTAGATGCATACACTGCATCATATATGTTCTTAGCTGCGAGCCCTGCTACGTAGCCAATGTTACCCAAGGACCTGCAGCAGCAATTGTAGCTAATCGCATAAATCCGAGTAGCGCTGGTTAGTGACCTCATAACTACGATACTGCACCTGCTTCTGCGCCGAATTTGACAATTCCGCCGATAGCTTCCTTCTGCTCAGCGGTCATCGACTCGAATTCTTTAGCGACGTCTAATACGCCTTTTGCATAGTCATTAAACACAGGAACTAACTCATGGCCGATAGATACTGCAAGCCTTTTCCCTGTATTCTCTAAATCTTTTAATTCCCGATTTAGCTTTGCAGATTTAGCTGCAGTCTCGTCGTCGATGATAAGCCCCATTGCTTTGGCACGTTCAGCCACTTTGTCCATCTGCTCAGCTGACATGTTTAGCATGGCGTGCATTTGGTAGCCCGTACGACCGAAGAGTTCCATTTCGACACGAGTCTTCTCAGCTCCGTCCTTCATGTCTCTTAATCGTTCTTGTATCATCTTAAACACTTCAACGGTATTCTTACCTTGAATCTGTTCAAGTGTGTAGCCTAATTTACTGAATATATCAGTGCCGAGTTTCCCCTCTGCCCGAGCGACTTCCATTTTCTCTTTGGCCGCTCCGACATTTTTGGAAAACTTAGCAAATGCCCCTGCACTATCCTCCATAGCAACGCCCATATAATTGGCCACTGCTAATAGTTCACTGGTTTCTTTTGCCGTAGCACCGGTAATGCCTGATAATTTTTTAACAGCTACATCCCACTGGATAGCCTCCTTGGCAAGTTTAGCACCGATGCCTACAACACCGACACCGGCACCTATCGCCATGAGGTCATTCTTCATTTTGCCCAGGGCGGATTTGGCGCCTTCAGCACTAGCTGTAATTTTCTTGAGTCCGGCTTCCGTATTCTTATCGGTCAGCTGAACGACAATATCAATTAAATTATTGGCCATTCTTGTGCGCCACCTCCAATTCTTTGGCTTCTAATAATACGAGTAAGTCGATAAGGTGCGGTAGTGGCTCAATGCCGTAAGCCTTCGCCACTTCTAATACCGCTGGCATATCGAATCCTGCAATACCGCCTGAATGCCATCGTCGCTGCATACGACTAGCGTTGTATACTCGCATTGCTTGTCTCGTTCCATCTAATTGATGCGGGGAATTAAACTCACACTCAGAACAGTCAAAATTCTGTTTAGTCTCACGTTGCATCTTGATACAATCAGAGCAATATTTCGGCTTATCGGAGTTGAGCCAACTCCACGCATCAATTAGTTTTTTTCGAGTTCAGCCTTTTTTTCATGCGTAAAGCGCATGGTATCAAGTGCAACTTCCATAAGATCATTGTCAGGTGCTGCGTTGATTTCGTCTTCGGTTAAGCCGTAGATGTGTTGCATAATCCATTGCGCAAGCTCACGAGAACGTAATAGGCGTTCTGTATCCGGTGCTTCTTCCGGAACTGGGGTATACAATGGGTCTAAACCAGATTTAATTAATTCACCGCGTTCAGCGAATGTTAAGCCTCTTACTTTGATATCTTCAAATGCCATGTTGGCACCTCCTAGTATTGTTCTTGATTATTAACTAATGTAATGATGGATGCGGAGCGACCAGCATCTGCACGATAGTATGCTTTAAACGGCAATTCAATATTGACGCCACGAGGGCCATCGATGCCTGGAGATTGTCGTTCGTACACAAGTTCAGGCAATTTGAATGTAAGCGACCAGTCATCTTGTTCAAGTCGCAATTCCAAGCTGGATTCCGTACCGTTAACCGCTTTGTTTAAAAGGTCCTTATTTTGGAAGAACGCTTTAATCGTCCCGGAAATTGACACAATACCTGGGTCGATGTATGTTCTAAAGCCTTTACCGCCGATAGCGTAAGAATCACCATCCAAGCCAAAATCAAAGTTGATATCGCAACTTAGAATATTGGCCACAGTAACGCCACCCTCTTTGATAGTTGCGTTAAGATTTTGGAATGGTAGGAAATTAACTGCTTTTGCTGCAGCATCAAATGTAGTGGCCGCTAATGTTTCCTTACAGCCCATCACATCAACGGATGCAGTTAATTCGGCATCGCCACCAAACTTAAATCCTAATTTACTAACTCGTGCACCAGCGAATTGTTGGAACACGTTAACATCAGGATAGCCCTGTTCAATAGTTAACGACGGCATCGTATTACCGATTTTAAATACGTGCTCAGACTTCTTATTTGGTGCTTGGCCAGTTGTATTAGAAGTCGGTTGACCAAATGCAGCTTTTAGCCAGTATCCGATGTCGATTACACCAACAGGCACGGTTAAACTACCGGACGTGTCGATGTTGCCACGGAATGGCGCTGCTGGATTGCGATCACCACGGATTACTGTGGAGTCGTTTAAATTTTGACTAGCTTTTACGGAGCTAGAAATAATCGGAGTGATAACACCGCCAGTGGTTGGCGTTGTGCCAAAGTCCGACTCAAACGCAATCGCCACATGGGACTGAGAGCCCTGTGCGCGTTTCGCTGTTGCCATATGCATTTCCTCCTTTAATATTCAATATTCCCGCCGATTACATGCGGAATTTCAATAGTAGCTGTTAGACGACCGGTGAACACTGGGCGCCAATTCATTGAGTCTAATTCATAATCAATGCCGATTACCGGAAACGCCGGATTCACCTTACAAATGCATTCGATGATTAACTGCCCTAGGTTATCTGATTCTAGCGCTCCATCATACCGAATAATATTCTTAATCCGAGTTGCACCTTCATGGACGATACCCCATACAATCATTAACGAGTATGTGTAGGTATCAGCAAGCCCTTCGTTCTTATTACTCGGTAGTAATATGATGCAAGGGCAATCTTCTTCAAGCGGTGCTTCGACGTCATCATATCCGACATACAGTTGCGCCGGCTTCCCGTATTTGTCATTACAAAATTTAGTCAACGCCTCATCATTCGCTAAGGCCTCAGCCCATCGCTCAACGATGCGCGTCAGTGGAATTGTCTGTTGCATCAAATCACCTTACCTTGTAGTTACGTCGAGATGCAGATTGTGCTACCGGTCCATATATAGCGTAGTCGCCTATCTTATCCTCGATATAAGGTTTAAGCTTAGGCTGTAACGCTGCTTTCATAGGACCATAAGTATGACGCGGCTGAATTTTGAACATCGATTTTCCCTTCGGTAACGGTACGCCTGCCGCAAATAACTTCTTGCGCATAGGCTCTGTAATTTGCTTAGTGTACCCTTCTTCGATTCGTTCACCTAACCGTTTAGCCGAATTAGATAACCACCCAACTCGGACAGATTGCTTGCCCTTGTCATATTGATACCCGACTGCATTCGATAGCTTACCAAGAGGACTATATCCGATTGTCCTGGCACTAATACCCATATCAAGTAAGGCATTTCGCGATTTCGAGCCCCAGGCTTCTCGTTCTGCCCGTCCTCCGCTTTGATAAGCTTTCCGAAGTTTCGCACCAAATGCTGACTCAAATGCCGCCCTGCGAGCCGGTGCCATGAAGTTAGGATATCTACGTCCACCTGGTGCACCCGACCGGATGCCTTGCTTAATTTCCTTTTGCATCATCCAACCTGTAGACTTTAATGCCTTTCGCATCCAATCTGGTTTGGTTTCCGCGATGAAATTCAGATACGGTGTGGCTGTGTCTGTAATCGTAATAGGTTCGTTACTCATTACGGTCTCACCGCCCTCACGTTATGGACGATTTCCAAACAATACATCGTACCATCGAAGTTGGAAATGTGATCAACGTACCATTTCTCGCCATTGATATACACTTCGTCTTTTGGATGGGGATTAGGTACGTCCTTAGCACGTACCCAAATTTGAGCTTTATCAGCTAATGCTTTATCAACAAATCCGGAACCTTTGCCATCATATTCGCCAATCTCCACGCTAGCTTTGATAGCTTGGCCTTTGTAGGTAATTCGTTCACCAAATACAGAAAGCAGTGCATTAGGCTTATATCCTAATTTCATAGTGCATTACCTCCTATGGAGTAGGCGGGCATATGCCCGCCCTTACATTACTTTTCTACATTGGGCCAAAGAGCTACATCAACGGTCTTAGCGCTTGCAGATTTTGCAGAAATGGCAATACCCATACTGGATTTGTGTCTGTTTTAGTTGCACGCTTTTGCGTTTTATCAAAATACACAACATCACCTACTGCGAATGCATCTGTCACAACCGCATCAACTGTAAAACATCCTGTGACCTTAACTGCACCGATTGCACCAGGAGCAATATTAGTAATTGCCACGCCGTGCATTTTGCCGACAGGGACAATGTCCCCTACGGCAATCATATCGGATGCTGTATTTTTAAAATCAATGCGATCTAATTCTTGAATGAATTGTGCCATATCTAGTTACCTCCTAAATCAATTACTAATTATTTACCAGGGTTTTTGTACAAGCCACGGAAGTCGAGCGCTGTTGCGTTGCAATCCATTGCTACTTTGTACTCAATGCCGTCAACCTTGAAGCCTGTTTGTGTTTCTAAACGAGGTGTTTCAACGCCATTTAAGTACGTTACTTCGATAGTTTGAACATCCGTAGGACGGGATGCCAAATACCAAGCATGCGGATCCGTTAATGCTGCATCTACAACGATAGTGAATCGACCACCGAATGGGTTGACTGTATCATTGCTACGAGCAGGGTCTACCGCAGATTTAACTACTTGATACGCTAATGCTTCGAGCTCAGGCGGAACAATTAAATATGTAGGTGCGATGTTCAAATTACGATTTTCACCGATATGCTTTTGACGACGCATAGCCGCTACACCTGCAGCTAAAGATACAACACTTAACTCGGAGCCTGTAGTTGCCAAGTTCTTACGGTCTGCACTAAACAAGGCCTTTCCGTCTTCTAACACAGTATTGCCACTTAAAAGGTCATATACCATGTTATTGATTTTATTTTTTGCTGCACGACCGAATTTAGAAGAAATATCGTTAAATACACCCAAATCGTCATTAATAATAGCTTGTCGTGTTAAGCTGAACGTACGTCCGAATGTCAATACACTAACGTTCGTACCTGCTTCGCTCATTTGGGAATCCTTGAATTGTCCGCCCTCAGGGACAAGTTTCAATTCAGCTGCTTCGGAAAGTAAAAAACGTTTTGCTGGTTTGAAGTCACGATTACTACCTTTCCCCGCCCAAGTTGCAAATGTAGATGGTGCTGTTTCATAACCTTGCATCAAGGCCTTATTTGCTACATTAGACAACGCGATTGGGAAAGAGGATGTGGAGTTGATAGCTTCACGAGCTAATTCCAATCGATCGGAGTAGTTAACAGTTAGACCTTCACGAACTAAGGACTCACGAGCTAATTCCATCAAGGACATAGAACGAAGTTCATTTGCGCCTGGTGCAGGGTTCGCAACAGGGATGCCTGCAGACATCATCAAAGCATCTTGCATAGCCATGCGGAACTTATCAGAATCTGCTTCGCCGACTTTAGTGATTACTGGTTTATTGCGTTCACGCAACGCATCCATTACTACCTCACGAACTTCGGCAACAGATTTGCCAGATTTGATGAAATCATCTACACCATCAACTTCGAAATCACGGCATAGACTTGTGATTGTAGATACGCGTTCACGTTCTGCCGCAATCAACTTTTTAGCATCTTCTGCATTAAAACCTTTAACTCCGGACTCTGGTACTTCCGGTACTACTTGTGGCACGTTTTGCTCAGTGCCTTTTGCTTTTGCATCACCTTTCATAGGTTCCTCCTCATTATCTTCTACACTTCTGCCTACCCCTACAGTCGGATCTGCAGGGACGGACACAACACTAATCTCCAATGGTTCCCAATATGTAATTACGTATGCTGGGCCGGTAAACCGGCCATTGGAGCTTTTAGAATCGGAATCGATTAATTCCTCACATCGACTTATGTCATATCCGACACTCACACCTTGTAATGTGCCTTTTAACACTTTTTGATAAATCTTTTCGGATTCATCATCTTCATCGAATCGAACAATCGCCTTGCCGCGATTATCTTCAATCCACACTTTATCGACGTGACCAACAACTGCGCTGCGGTCATGGTTGAATAGCAATGTGCCTAAACCGTTATTAAATCGGTCTAAGTTAACGCAGCCTTCGTCATGACACAATATCTCTGTTCCGAACCATCTTTCATATGGTTCTTCAGAAGAAAAGGACAATTCGACGGTACGGTCTTCGTTCGCTTCGATGTTTGTAATTTGCGCCTCTCGGGCATATTTACCTAAGAGCTGCTTTGCAAATTTCCCCACTAGCTATCATCTCCTTTCATATCAGTGGCGTTATCATCCGCTAGATTCGTTATGTCCCCATTCATATCAAGGGCAACACCCAATTCCTTAATGCGGTCTTGTTCCAGCTTCCGCTGTTCTAATACTTCTTCCCAGTCCTTACCTGATGCACTACATACATCCTCGAGCGTTGTGAGTCCTGCCTTAATCGCTTCCTTGTTAGCATTAACTTCCTTAACAGGGTCAATCCAAGACCAGCCTGGAGCTAACCACGCTACTTTTTTATAAAGTTTTGGGTTCGCTGCATAGTCATTGGCCGGGATAATTCCCTTCAGGTAGCACGCTTCAATGAAAGCCCGCCATACCGGCATACAAAAATGCTCAATTATAAAACGCTGCATCTGCTTGAATGATTGCTGGTCCTCCAGCATATTCTGCCGAGCTGCGGAGAAGTTACCACTAATATTGCGCGTCACTATGTCCGCGCTTAGACCCATACCTGACGCTATGCGTCTTGTTTGTGTCGCTGAGTATTCTGATGCGGTTCCTGCATTTCGTTTAGGCTCTGCAAACGAATGGATTCACCTGCACGTAGATGTTGGATAATCCCTGGCGCCATTGAACGAACTTTCTTACCTTTACTGTCAATCTTATTTGCAACTATCGGGGAGCTCCCAGTATTACTTGTTACAAACGCACCAAAACATGCTGCTACACGAGCCGCTATAAGGTCAGCATCCATGTATTCATCCACGTCGTGAATGCGCTTTAATACAAGGGCTAACATACTAA